TCTTTAACCCAAATACATAGATTCTAGCATGATATTTTACAATGAGTCGATCGCCGAGAAGAGTCAGGAAAGTTGGAGTATACCAAGGACCAGGCTTAGTTGAATCAAATAGGAAAGGAACCTTAGAATTCATCTTGGAGAAGTCATAGTTTACTACCTCATATACGCTGTTTCTGTGCAGTACATATAGTTGGTTCTCGTATGCTACTACGCAGTTCGTAGAAGCAACGCCAATAGTTGAATTGACTTTACGAGTAATAGCGTCAGTAGGATTAGCATCATAAGCCAGTACGTATGTACTATCTTCCTTGAACAGTAGAAGGTTATCATTGTAGACAGTAATGTCGATAAGTTTTTGCCCATCACCTTTATTAATGAAAACAGAGACCGGGTATGTGAGAAAATCCGCAGGAGCAGAACCCTGTAAAAGGGTACTGTTAGATCCCGTTTGATTAGGACCCGGTACGATAAATAACCGTTCCTTGTGGACAACTGCTGCTCCACCCTTTTTAATTGCTGACTGCACAGTATATGTTAAAGCATCGTCAATGTAACCGCCTGAACCCGCAGAAGTTACATCGGCGATAATATAGGCTTTGTCGTCGTATTGTACCATAGCTGCGGCGACAACTGAGCTTGTACCTGTAACGAATGTCCATACGCCCGACTCAAAAGAGTAGATACCACCGGAGTTAGCACCGATTAATCTAGTATGCGTTGCTGTAATATAATACCCCAACAGACGCATATTGGTAGAACCAGCAGTAGGCTCAGCCCTATCGAAGAACGGTGGTCGTCCAATGTAAGACCCATCCAGGTCTAATTCCATATTGATGCAGTCTACTAATTCATTATCTTGCAGCGCAGTAGGGTCCGACAATTGGTTAATTCCACCAACGAACGGACCTAACCTAATCGGATCGCCTGGCATTAGTACCCCGAATCATCCGGAAGAACAGTAATGGATGGGTAATACTCAGTAGTTTGGCTGGTTTCGTGTTCCTTGAGCCGAGTTAATCCGTCTGAAAATTGACCAGACATTTGTCCAGCAGCTTCCCAGTCTTCGTCTGTTTGATAAGCCTGTTGCAGACAGTATTCTGCAACTCTGGGCAGATACATATCGGGTAACGGTACATCGTCTGTTTCAATTACTACTTCAAATGGCTGTTGAAGATAGAGAAGTTTGATCTGTTTAACCGCATCTGGCTTTGGATAAATTTGGAAGTTAGTACCCCACCTTGTAAATAGCCACGGAGTACCTGATTGTTCCTCATTCGGGTCTTGTTCATTAATATACTCATCAAACTCTGTTTTCTTGAAAAATCTTAATCGAGAGTTATCATAATAGATAGTTCGTACCTGCAACAGATCGGATGGAAAAGCGTAGGAAGTTGTACCGATTACAGAGTTCATAGTCCCTGTAGCTTGAGTTAAATCATTCTGTGTACAAATCTCAAGAACAGCATCATTAATCCATCTAATGATATCTGCATCTTCAATCTGCACAGAAGCTTCATCACCAAATTGTCTCTGTACTCTGGTGATAATGTCAGACGCAAAGAAAGTCACTTTGGAATGATCCTTCCCTTGTGCTTGAACGAGTGCAGAGGGGACTTTACTACAGTCTCAATGAAGTCACGCCTAGCTTCTGCTTCTTCCATTTTTTCTTTGTTACGCATGACTTGCTGAGCTAGTTCCTCAGCTTCTAGTCTAGCAATAACATCGTGACGCTCAGTATCATTAAGGAAGAGATGAGCTAGAATACGCTCATCTAGATCTTCCTCCTTAATAAGCATAACCATTTTCTGTGCACCATTGTCAGCGGTATGTAGAATTCCATACGGCTTAACGTCAAATGCAGTTCTGTTTTCTGGGGGAATCCAAACCAATTGTAGTCTATGGTCAAAGTCATTGATAATTTCAGAGATTCTAGCAAACTTCTCATTAACCCAATGACCATCTTCAGCAGGAACTAACATTATAAGTTAACCCAATACGTATACTCACGATCAGATAGGGAACCAGCAGCAACAAGCTGAACGTCATAAAACGCTTTTTCCAGATCCGCTAACGATCTACCAGTTAATCCAGTTTGTGCCTCCCAATAAGCCCTCTTATGGTCTTGCACAGAGAATTGTTGGATGGGAGACAATCCACTCAATCCACCATAATATGCACGCTCCAAATCAGCAATAGAGCCTGTTAGACCCGTTAGCGTTTGAAGCTTTTGCATCTGTGCATCGGAAACAGTCATAAATCCTCCAGTACCTGGGGGAACAAGCGAAATATTATCTGCGGTAGTCGATTGTAAAGCGTCTTGTACAGCTAAGTTATGGGATTGTACAAGAACTAATCCATCAGCAGAGGTTAGATGTGTAGCTTTTTGAACAACTAATGAAATACCACTAGCCAATACAACATTCTCGGCTACAGAGGCATGTAAGGCGTCATGAATAGCAATCTGATGAACTTGAGTTAGATCTAGTACATCAGCACTGGTTGTATGGCGAGCATCTTGAATAACTAAAATATGATCTTGTGTAACACCAAACTGTTCGGCTAAAGTAGCCTGTAATGCATCTTGAATTACAAGATTGGTAGCGCCACTATCCGCCGCAATTTCAACAGCCGTAGCAGCCCAGTTACCAATTGATTGTCCAAGATCAGAGCAAGTAATAGTAGCATTAGATTCAGCACCAGTAATTACTCGATACCACATACCACAGTGTGTAAATGTACCACTCTGGTTATGTAATTCAGTCATAGCTTGGCCGCCGATAGTTGGTGCAGTATATGTGCCTGCTGCATCATTACCAGAAGCGTAACCGACTATAACTAAACTACCTGTTGTAAGAGCACTATCGAAAGTTAAAGCACCTGAAGCAGAGCTACTATTTGGATTAATAGAAGCTCCACCTTTTTTACTTTGTAAAACAGGTGAAGAAGCATTGTGTCCAGTTACATCACAGCATAAAGCGCCGTATGTACCTGTTTGTGTTCCAGACCAAGCGTCTACTGTTACTGTATGTGCTCCAGGAGAACCACCGACTGCTGCTCTCCATAAAGAACAACTAACATCAAAATCTGGGCTAGTTTCCCAATCAAATTGATCGGAAGCTAAGATAGAGGTATAAGTCCACCCACCCCCAGTAGGTAGTTGCCAAGAATGAGCAGTAGCGTGTGAGTTTGATTGTACGCCACCAAAGGCAACTAAAAGACTATTTGCTGTAGGTGTAGTTGACCCTGTAGCTAATGTCTGTACCGCAGAAGTTCCACTAGTTCCAGAATGGCGAGCAGTAACAGTAAATGCCACTGAAACTCACCACCTATGTAGGATCAGCAGTTTCGATATCCCAAGCCGGGAAATTGACAGTGTTTCCAGACGTTAAAGCCTGGCTAGTGCATGTAGTCACATAAATTAGAGTTGAGTCACTAGTACGTACTAAAGCAACATGCGTAGCAGTACCAGAAGTATCTACGTTCGCACCATTCTTAGCAGCCATAGTAACTTTACGACCATTAGTATCGCCATTTGCCTTAGTATAATCAGTATTAGGAGTCATCGCGGCATCAGCTAGAGCAAATGTAGCATTTGCTTCGGTATAAGTAGTTGGTTGAGCAGAACAAGCTACTTGCTTATCAGCAGTATCAATTACATCTGCCGGAGCATCCAATACAATATCAGGAGCAAACTTAGCCATTGGAGTCCTTCATTCCAATAGTAGAGTTCTGGATATCTAAATCAACACTTTCCCAAATTTCCTCAGCTACAGCTTCCGCTGCACTGGCCCAACCACACTTAACAAAATAGAGCCCCTTTTCTAATGGGACCTCATATTCTGTATCTGCTTCATACCGATCCCGATCATCAAGAAACACTTGATTGGTGCGGATTTTCATATTGCCTCCACTAAAATAGGGGCCGGGCCAATTAAGACCCGGCCCCTATTTGCCTACTTGTACTTTCTAGGGTTATTCTTTACGTTCTTCATATGCTCTAAATGCGCCATATGCTGTTGGTGCGGAGTACCCATCTTAGACTGGTTAATCTTTGATTTCATTCTGCGTCCCATAGCTCCACGACGAAGCTCTGGAATCCTTCTTTGAAATCCACTGCCACTACCGGGTTGAGTTGGCTTCTTCCGAGGATCGTCATCCTCTGGAATAGTGTACATAATCAGCCCTCAGTAAGATCTTCAAGAACTCCGTGAGTATTACGACGGTGTGTACCCATCTCGCAGTACATATACATCGTCGCCTCGTAAGCGTCGAATCCAATAACACGTTGGAAATTAGATCCGTCGTAATCCATCCAAGACCAATCCGACTCACGATAAAGCTTAATAGCCTTTTCGTTAAGGAAGAAGATCCTGTTAAACGGAGCGTCAACGTCAACAACAATCGGAACGTCGCCCTTATCAGTAGTGAAGGCCAGACCCGAGAATCCGCCCTCGAACTTCTGAGTATTTACGTAGCGACGATCTGTCTTTAGAAGGTTGTAATAAGCTCGCCGTACACCAAGGGAGCAGAAACCAACCGTAGTTTCTCCACCATTAGTGCGAACATCATCCACAACCTTGATCATTAGCGCCTCAGTAAGAGCGCGGTTAGTACCAGAGTTATGGTTACGAATCGACTTCCAAAGAGGAACAACAGTCGGGTCAACGTTATATAAAGTACCGGTATCCTTAACGATAGCGGTAATTCCAGTCATTTCACGGTTAACGTTACCAGTACGAA